TCTGTCAAATTCAATAAGCCGATGCTCTACTGAAACAGAGATATCGCATTTTTCACCTTTGTCAGTAATGCTCATAACATCCATAAACCCTTCAAATAATATAACAGGGTCACTAATTACTGTATTCGTTGCATCCATAAGCCCAAGCTTTAAGGTCAATACTCTGCCTTGGTAGTCTGCATCTCTTGCTGCAGTTATTAAAGTGCTATTAACTCCAGAAAGCCCGACTCTTAATCCGTTTGCCTGAACTGCTGCCGTCTCTTGAATAGTAGATATGTTTAAAAGATTTCCCGCCCCAATATAAGACTTTGAATCGTAAGAGTAATTTCCAACTCCGCTCCAAAAATACAGCGCACCTCCATCACCAGAGTCTAAATTCATGTGAATAAGGTAAAACGGTCTAACTACTTCATCGTCAACCGCGTTAGACATTGCTGTTGTAAGAGTTCTAGCCATTAGATAGCCTCAACACATGCAAAGGTGAATCCATATATTCCAGCCACGTTTATATCCCAATCAATCTGGTTGCTTGCTAAACGCCAGACACCTTTCGGTAAAGTAAAATCCATAGATGTCGAACTGCTGATAGTATCTCTAGCGGGAGGCATAACAGTAACCGTACCACCCCCACTGTTAACAGCAGTAACGATGTGCAGACGAGTACCAAGTTGAAAGTAGTCTCCGACAGTAGCGCCGCCAGAGAGCGTTGCTGTGAGTGTTGTTGCTCCAATGGTTGCCGCTGTAACACTGCCTGACCCTCCGCTTACGTTATGTAATGGGTTTCCTAGATTAAATGTTGTTGCTTGACCTCGCAAAGAAGCGAAAAACGCCTCTACTGTTTTAGCAGTAGCTCGTTTTAAAGGTGCAAGAGTAATTTCTGCCTCCCACCTAACGCCCTGATGCTGATACACCTGTTGCTCATAGGTAAATGGCGACTCTGCTACTGCTGTCACTGAAGACAGCCGCATGGTCATCTTTTGTATTCCTACGTCTGGAAAATCTGCCATCTAAGTTCCTAACAATCCGCTTCTGAACGAACCGCCTCGTTGGTTGCTGTCGATTATAGCCGCTTTCGATATCTCGACTATCTCTGGCAGCAAGTTCTGTATCTCTGCTCTTACTGTTTGAGCTACGCCTGTCTGAATATTAATTGTTTGCTGCACTCCAGCTCCACCGCCTCGCTCATGGTCTATTATAGTCTCGTTAGGATGGACTATAGCGTGCATTCCTCCCTTACCATCTACACCGCCAGCCCTTGCTCCGTATCCAGTAAAACCGCCACCTAAAAAAGACTGTGATTTTATTGCGCTAACTTGAGCCATACCAGCCGCTAGACTTAAAGCCCCAAGAGCGATGTCTATAGGAAACGGATACGCTTCCATTGTTCTTACCACACTTCCTGCGGTGTTTATAATTGCTGTTGCTATCGCGGCAGCCTTTTGAACTGCAAAGATTTTTTTGCTTTGACCTTTGAAGGCTGTTAATTGTTTATTACCTTCTTCCAAGACCATTTTTGTTCTGCCAACAGTAGTGGCTTGATTAAATTCGTCTGCCTTCTTTTGTCCCTCTTGCTGAGATGTAATGAACTGCCTCTGCCATTGGTTTAATGTTTCGCCTACTGAAACATTACTCCCTTTTATTTCTTCATTGTCAGCAACTATTTGCTCTGCTGTTTGCCTTGACTGCTTTCTTATCTCTTCATACGTTTCTCTAATCTGGTCGCTTGGTAAAGGTTCACTAAGCAACTGGTCTAGTTCAACCTTCATGTTTTCAACATCGTTAAACATGTCCACCGCAGCGGCTTCTAGGCCAGCTCTTATATCTCCAAAAGTAATTTTACTTAACGCCATCGTCCAAAACATGCCAAAGTCTTTAACGCCAATCTGCATTTTTTTAAGCAGTATTTGTATTCTTTTAAATGTGTCTTGCACTGCTGCATAGCTGTTTACTACTGCATCGGCTACTCTTTGACCTACATTTCCAAATTCTGTGCTATCAATGGCACCCTGACGAAACATATTTGCCACATGCTCGATGATTGGAGCAAATGCTGTTGCTAACTGGTTTCCTAATCCTGTAAAAACGCCTTTTGCTTTTGTCACAGCGTCATTTGCTGCTTCTATTTGTTTAGCATCTACCTCAGAAACGACCAATCCTAACTGCTCTGCTTCTCTTGCAAATTGTTCTAAGGATTCACTCCCTCCTTTTAGAGTGTTAACTAAGGCAACGCCTTCAGAGTCAAAGAGCTTCATTGAAAGCCTAACCCTGTCAGACTGAGACTCCACGTTTTGCATAGCATCAGCAACGACATTCATCTGCTCGTCTAACGGAAGTCTTTCTAACTCGTAGGCATTTATTCCAAGCTCTTTTAGTGCGCCTACCGCTTCCCCTGTACCATTGGCCGCCTCGGAAACTCTTCTAGTCATACGCTGCAAAGCCATATTCATAGTTTCTGTGGACACGCCAGACAGTTCTGCGGCGTGATGCAAACCTGACAGAGCTTCTGTTGTAATTCCTATTTTGTCGGCGGTTTTTGAAAGATTGTCAACAGCACTCATTGACATTTTTGCAAGAGCTATTGCGCTTGCTGCTGCTGCCGCAGCAAATGCAGCTCCTATTTTGGCGACTTTGGTGACAGTTCCTAGCGCAACCTTTCCAATTCCAAGCATCCCAGCTTTAACAGAACTGAAAGCTCTCTTGGTTTTATCATTCGCTACAATGTCAATTACTACATCATTTGCCATTCTTGTCTGCCTTCATTTGAAACCAAGCTAGCCAGCCTTGATATTCGCGTACATCCATCTGCAAGATTTCAGCGACAGTTTTGTGCAGATGCTCTGCTAGGAAATAGGCAAATTGCAAATCACTGTCGCTTTTTAGTTTCCCTCGATGTCCTCTGCTGTCGGATCACCTTGGTTTATCTCATTAACTATCTCAGCTAACACATCAGGGTCGGTGTGCCTCATCAGTTCCGTTTTTTCAACTTTACGGAATATGGGCTTTCCTTCCTCGTCAATTAGCCTGTAGATAATAGTTAGAACCATCGCTTCAGCAGACTTGCCGCTGTTAGCTGCTTCCATGACCTCGCCTAAGCGCAGCAAAGACATAGCTGGTTTAATATAAGCTGTAGTGTCCCATTCTGGGATTTTTATTTCCCTTGGTTCTTCTGACAGCTTATTCTGGTAATGAGCTTTTGCTTTATCTAAGACCGACATTTACACAGTCGCTGTCGATAATGCACCAGTTCCCTGCACACCTATTGATGCTTCAACCATTCCGTCAAATGATCCGCTTTTAGAATGACTTGTGACTAGAGCTGTTCCAGTGTAGTAGACATCTCCAGATGCAGCACCCTCTGGGTAGAAGTTAAGAGTTAAACTACTTCCAACCGCCAAAGCTACCTGTCCATTGGTATCTGTTTCATCCCACCAGCAGTCTATTGTTCCTGACCAGCTTGTTAGTCCAGCCACATACGTTCTTGCAGCATCGCCCATTCCGGTATCTTCTATGGTGTCGCCTGTTTGCTCTAACGAATATGAGCGCACTTCTGCGACAGTGTTAGCAGCAACTTTTACGAGTCCTTCACTTCCTGCATGTGTAGCCATTTACTTATCCTCTTTCTCTGTTTTTGATTCTGACTTTTTTGTAGGTTTTTCATTATCTACCTTCCAGCCCATGTTTTGCATACTTTCAACCTGTGACGGATGGCATTGTATTTCACCACCTGACGCAGTTGTCATTTTTACCATTTTCATTACGCTGTGCCTCTTGTAAAACGATATAAGCATTGTACCGTTATGATAACCCCTCCAACCGGATCTATTGAGCCATCATCTGTCCCTATAGAGATTACCTGTGTATCCATAGCATTACTGTCTCTAGTTCTATCAATATCCAGCTTTTCTTCTATAGCTTCGATTAAATTGTTTTTAGCTGTATCTATGTTTTTGTCTTTCACATAACCTATCAGTTCATAATTTATAGTGCCTGATCTTTTTGTCAATGAACCGCCAATCGTTTGGTCTTCCCTGCTTTCTGTTGCTGTAGTAACCAGCACCGCTGGAAATTGTGCATTGCTTAATTTATTAAAATCAAATGGCTCTCTAGTGACATAGCATATCTTTACTGGTTCTGTTACATCTTTTAGCGTTGTTACTAGGTTCTTTGCAATGTTTTCTCTGACACTCATCTAACGCCTCTAAGCAACCTGTTTTCATATACCTTTCGCAGTCTGTTTTCTTCTGACTCATTGAATCCGAAAAATGGTCGCCTGATGTTATTTTTTGCAGCTTTTTTATTTTCTGCTGCGCCTGTGAAAAAGATAGTTGCTTTTTTTCGTGACCCTTTAGCACTTAAAGCTGAAAACATTTCTCCTGTAAAATTCAAATCTGGCTTTCTTGGTCTGCTTTTTTTTGCTCTAAACTCTTCATAGTCTGGTGAGTATTTCACAAATGGCGAGCCACTAATACTTTTGCTAGCCTTTGTTCTTTTCTTAATAATGGTTACACCTAGATTTGCCGCATCAAGCAATGCTGCTTTTTGATTCTTCTGTATCGCTTTTGCTATTTCTTCCGTGATACGAAGATTTTTGATGTCCATAGATATCTGCATTATCTTGTCAAATACCCGCTGCCGACATATATCTTTTCTGTTTCTGCCACGCTTCCGTCACCATCCGCATCATACTCAACGCCATCTTGAAACACTGATGCAAGCTCTTCCAGATATAACTGCTTATAGAAAGCAATCATATTTTGAAACCTATCTTCATCTGTCCAGTTAGTTAGCTTTGGTAAGGCATACTTCCATAGCACTAGGTAGGAATTACATTTTGTCCACTGGGAATCAGTAAGAAGTGTGCTGTTCATTTCGCCAGCAATGCCTTTGCGATGCCACCACTGATTACGGATTTCTCTGGTTAGCTCTGCTTCTGCTAATCCATGCTCATCCATAAATCCGTCAATGCCAAAATCAAGAATGTCAGGCACAACGGTTAGTAAGTCTGCATCCGTAGAAAATGCCATATATAGCTCCTATGTGTAGATGCCCCTCTTGCGAGGGGCTTGCGCTAGCTGTACAAAGCTCCGTTAGGAGTTATAGTGCAGCGTCAAACAACATTTCTACACCGTAGGAATCGTCGAGTTCTCCGACACCATATATTGCGGTTGCATTTAGCTCAACGCCTCTTATAGAAGCATCTCTCTGCGTTTCTATAGTGAAGTCACGCTTCATAGCAAGTGCTAAGGCTTCTCTGCTAAACACAGCGGCTTTTGCATCGTCAGAGCCATCTATTGAAATCAAGCTTGACTCGTAAATGTCAATTCCAGCAAGTGTTCCACAGTAACCGCTCACCATAGCTTCGTTTTGCTTTACACCACCATTAGGATTGGCAAACGTATTAGTAAGCCCTGCCTTTACAACATACGCTTGGTATGGGTGTAACACTGCAAACATATCGCCTTGAGCTTTGTTAGTTCTAAGAGTTGCTGCTGCCTTGAATATATCTGCAACAGTTATTTCTGTTCCAGCTCCACCTAAAGCTGTGCTAAATCCGTCAAACAAAGCAAGAAGGTCTGTGTCAATCTTGGTAGCAATAGCGTTACCAAGCACAGTGCCTAATTCTGTTGCTGGATCTCCAGCTCCCATTCTAGCAAGGTCTGTAAGAACTACCTGTGCGCCTACTTCTGCGACAGTAATGCTTACTGAGCTGGTGCTTACGGTTGTGCTAGACATGTCTGTGCCTTCAGTAAGTGCTGCTGCTGTAATTGCGGGATATTTAGGAACTTGCACTGTCTTTCCAGACTGCGCTCCGATATCGTAACGAGTAACAAGCCCTGCCATGAGGGATTGCTCTTCTGCTGTAAATCTTGCCTGTGCGATAATATTCGCAAACAGGTCGTCTAATGTTGCGCTAGTTGATGCTGCCATTTTAAAAGCCTCTTGTGGTTATCCTAGTTTTGCTTTCCGGTATTCGGCAAATGCTTCTTTGCCGCCATTGTTCCAGTTAGCGTTCATTTCTGCCACCGTTTGAGGCTTCGATGTCGTGCCACCAGCGTTACCCTGTGAGCCTACTCCACCGGAGCTAGCTCTTACAAAATGTGGGTTAGCCGTTAAAAATTCTCCTACAAGTTCTTCAATTGAAAAAAGGTCGCCTTTATCGTTATATCTTGGTGTTTCTGTTCCTTCGCTAACAATTTCAGCTATTCCTTCTGTCAATCTAACATTACTTTTAAGCAATGCTGTCACTTGGTCTGGTGATACTGCATTATGTTTAGTAGCTGCCGTCATAAGCGCAGTATCTACCTTAGCGGTGTACAACTCTGTTTCCAGAGCCGCTATTCTCGCTTCAGCTTTTTCTGCGGTTCTTTTCATTATCGCGTCAAACTCACCACGGTCTTGCTGTCTTTTAAGCTCTGCATCTTGCTTCGCCTTCAGCAATTCCTTAGCTTCTTCTAAATCTACACCATCAAGAGCTTTGTCAATTCGTCGCTTTTCACGGCTCACCCGATCTGCAACGATTTTATCTAGCTCATTCTGCGTAAACGTCTTTGCTACTTGTACCTCTTGTTCCTCGATTTGTCTTTCGGTTTGAGTTTCCGCTTCTTGTACTTCCGTGTCTTCATCGCTCACGTAACGAACCTCTTAAAGAGTTGTTTTCGGATATTATCTTACTTTGTTTTTAATTACTAGCCCTCGATATGTGGATAAAAAACGTGTCTACAGTTATATCCACCAGCATTTACTAAAGGCTCACTTCCGCTTTTGCCTGTCCAGTTGGCTTGCCATATCTCTTTCCATTTTTCTAATGTGTTAACTTTATCTATGTATTTCCTACAATGAGGTCTAGTTGTTTCTATTGGCTCTGGCCCTTGATACTCATACTCTTCATAACCTGCCTCTGATGCCATCTTAGATACTATTGTTCGGTTATATTGCATAAGGCTGTCATGTATCATCTGCGTTCCATAACGTCTCATGTTGCGTCCTAACTTATCTGCTGCATAAACGCTATGAAGCGTATCTATTGCTTTTTTTGCTACAACCGGATTACTACTTTGAGCTTTTATAACTAGAGCTTGTATCTCTACTTGATCTGACTGCATATAGACACCGTTGATGCTTTGTCTAAGTCTTTCAATCATTTCGGCTCTAGATCCACCTGTCAAAGTGTACTGATAGATTTCTTTTGATATAACGTCCAACTGTTGTACTGCTATGGCTTCAAATCCAGAAAAGTTTAACCGTTGCAATGCTACTACAGTTGCTGCATCTACTCCGGTAAAATCACTATAGCTGTTGAGAACGCTTAAAGCCTCTGCGCTCATCTCTGGGTATTCTTCGATCTGTTTTTGTATTTCGGCTAGATACGTTTCGTCAATCATTTGACGTATATCATTTCTGGCAGCTTGCGCCCACTCTAAGTCGAATAGCTCATCATCGTTAACTGGTGCGCTCATCGCAAATGCGGATAGTCGTCTTTCTAACTCCTGTAACGCTTCTGCTAGGCGTTTTTCATGGTTAATTATTAAACGATCTAAATATTCCTGATGGTCGCTAAATGTTGGCATTGTTGCTTAAAAATTGCCTAAGCTATTTGGCTTCTCTTCTGTCGGTTCAATTAATTTATCGCCACCCTCTATAGGGTCTAGTCCTATCTTGTCCCTGACTTCGTTTGAGCTTACTACACCAGAATCAATATGATATTTGTATATCTGTGTTTTATCACTAAAGTCACCTAACGCTGTTGCGCTCTCTTCTATTTCGTTATGCGCTTTTTGCAATTGTTCATCATCTAGTACAAGGTCAGCTATCTTTTTGTCTACTTGACGCATCAAAGTAATAGATTTCACTCCACTTGATTTTACTTGTTGTAAGAATTGTAGCTCTTGCGGGTAGTCTCTTAAATCGAATGAGTCAGGGTAAGACACTTCAACATCGGATGTGCTGTCTTGCCATGCAGCAAAGATACTCCATAGCTGCTCT